GTGAAATTGGCAGAAGAATCAACCTGGGGTGTTGCTCCTGGTTCTTATCCTGTTGATAACCGTATCAATTCCAGTTCCTTGTCTCGATCTCAAGAACGCAACCGGAAAACACATCTCAGTTCTTCAAGTGCTGCATTCCAGATCGATAGCTACGATGGTATGGAGATAGCCGGTGGGACTATCGAACTGCCGATGCACTACGAAGGTAGTGGAATGCTGATAAAAGCAGCGTTGGGGTCCGTAGCATCCACAGGTTCAGGACCATATACCCACACATTTACTCCGACTTTGACCATTCCTTCATTGGCGATCAAAAACCAGCGAGGATCCGGAACATCGGAAGAATTCCTGGGATGCAAAGTTGCATCGATGAATCTTTCCTGTGAGGCCGGTGGCGAATTGATGGGTTCATTCGAGATTATTGCAAAGACAGCAAATAATCGAGCGGCTGCACTTCCGCCTCCTGGATTTGGTGATGGTAGAGAGGTATTGCATTTTGAAGCAAGCCAAATGCTTTTTGCGGGTGTGAATTATGACATTCGATCCTTCAATCTCGATCTACAAAATTCACAGGAGCGACGGAACAATCTTGGTAGCAAGCTGACAGGCGAGCCACAGCTTTCCGACATTCGGGAGTGCACCCTGTCAATTGAGGCAGATATGAATGGGGACGTTTTGTATCAAGCTCAACTTGTAGGGAATACCTCCGACGTAACAATCACTTTTCAAAATTCCGATATGGATAATTTTGAGATCCGGTTGCGTGATGCATATCTTCGAGAGTATTCCGACGATGTGAATAGTTTTGGGGTGATCACCCGATCCATGACATTTGTCGGACAGGGCGTTAGTCCTAACGAAGCACTGGAGATCAAGATCATCAATCAAGATGCGTCACCAACTGGCAACTAATTAAACAATAAACCACCGAGGAAAACATGAAAGATATATTGAGGCAGATCCAGGAGTCGGCCAAATTCACCTTGTCCATATTTGACGGTGCGCTTGAGATTGAAGGGCGCATATTATCTCCCGCTGAAACCGAAGCTGCGGGATTGACTTCGTCGATGATCGCCACTCAGATCATGGGCAAGAACGAAAAAAAAGGTTTTGCTTCTCTCCAAGCCAGGATCAAGGGCAGAGATTTTGCTGACTTGGAGGAAGAGTTGATTGAAGAGTTGATCCAGGCGATGGGAACGATCAAACCTGAAAGTCTCTTGAAAATGGAAGCAAGCCAAGATCATCTTTTGATCCAGATCGTGAAAAGGGCGAGCAGTGACGAAGGGAAAACGTGGGAAAGGTTACATCTCGTTACTGGTGTCGATCAACAAGATGCAGATCAAGGTCGGCTATGGGTTGGAATGATCACAAAAGAGGATCGAACCGCCATTCTTGAACGGGCACTTTCTGGACATTCGGAGGCTATAACGCGGCTGGAAACGTTTCGAGACAGATCCTAATTATGTTCATTTGGTAGACATAATTGCCAGGTCTTATGGAAAACTGCCTTCGGAGGTTGCAGGTTTATCGTGGTCGGATCTTGTGATATGCTCAAGGTGTGTACTGGCTCGATCCGATCGGGTTAAAAAAGTATTGAAACGAGCGGGAAAAAAGAACCCGCCCCAACCAACCCTGTCTGTTTTCGATCTCGCGGATCTCCTCTGATATGCCTTCCACTATCGTCAAATACATATTGGACATTGAGACCGGAAAGTCTCGTGTCGATGTTAAAAAGACAGAAAAGGCGGTCGGGGAATTAAATAAGGATCTCAAAAAGACAGAGAAGCAAGGGAAAAGAACTGCTGGATCACTTGCCAAAATCGGTGGGGCTCTTGGAAAGGTTGCGATTGCTGCGGCTGGTATTGGTGTTTTGGCGATGGGGCTCAAACGTGCAGCCGAAGCATCCTATGAATTTGCAAAATCTGCGGTTGATAGTGTCAATCAACTGAATGACATAGCCGTCAAGTCGGGGATCTCGGCTCAAGGTGTCCAGGCAATAATTCAAGCGTTTGAAGGCTCTGGGCAAGCCGCTGGGGCCGCTGATGCGTTTATGTCACGCCTACCCCAGACATTCGCTGCAATTGCCACAGCGGGGACGAGATCGAGCAAGGTGGCGAAGGGTTTGGGTATCGCATTGACCGATGCGAGTGGGGCCGCATTATCCTCCGATCAAATAATGGTGAATCTCACCAATAAATTCCAGGCAATCGAAGACCCAACCAAAAGAGCCACAGCGGCTTTTCTCTTATTCGGTCGGTCTGCTGGCAGTTTCCTACAAGCATTCGGGGCGTCGGCAGAGTTTGAGAAGTTTCTTGGTTTTGCTGAAAAGTTCGGTGTCAAAACAGGGAAAGAAGCAAGTGAACAAGCGGCCGCATTCCAGGAACAATTGGCGGCTTTATCCATCGTATCAAAGGGGACATTCCAGACTATCGCAACCGGAACGGGTGTTGTTGGTGTATTCTCGTCCGTGCTTCTTGAGACCGGAAAGTCGCTCGCTTTTATCCAGGCGTTCATCATTGCAGGTGAGGATACATTTGAAAAGTATGCCTTTTGGATCAAACTTATTACGGATCGGTTTAGCAATCTTGGAACGATGATCGCGACAATAGTTAGTCCCCAATTGGGCAATGTGCTTCAAATAATGGGTCTGGTTGATACCCTCACCGAAAAAATAACAGGAAAAACCCTATCGGGGGCAACTTCGGATGCATGGGTCGACATTTTTGGGTTCACGACTGCGGTGGATGCTGGAAAGGATGCAGCGGCAGAATACGAAAAAATGATCGAGGATCTCCTCTCTGGTCTTGAGATTGACGAAAAGAGAGCGGAGGATGCAGCGGCACAACTTGAAAAACTGTTAGCAGATTTACAAAACCTTGATGCTGATGGAGAAGGAAAAGGTATTGCGCCCGATACAAGCGGGATCGAGGCTGGCACAAAATTCCTGGATGACTTCATAGCAAAGTCCAAAATCGTCACCGAGAAAGACCAACTTGAGGCAACATTTGCAGCGATTGAAGACGAGATCCGAAACGCGGCAGAAGCGAGCGGTGATTTTGATCGAGGAATGGAAGCTCTTGAGCTTGCCACTTATGAATATGAGATTCAAGTGGCGGCTGTTAATTTGGAATTGAAGAAATTGGAGGAAAGCAAGGCGGCAGAGAAGCAAGCCGAAGCATTTGCCAAATTGGGCGACCAAATCACAAGGGCTGGGAATGGTCTTTCATCGTTATTGACGGGTGATGTTTCCGGTTTTGTCAGTGGTTTGACACCACAGATTGAGAAAGGAATAAAAAGCGCAATCGGATCCGCTGGTGGGTCGGCTGGTGCGATGGCGATGGTTGCTCCTGTTGTTGGTGCAATCAAGGCTGTTTTGGGCGCGGCTGCACAAATTGGACAGGCTGGATTGATCGATCCAGAAACAGGAAAAAGGGCGACCGATGCTCGTGCGCGTGTTTTGGCGGTTGAGTCGGTGGAAGAACGGATCCGAAACCAAGCAAGATCGATTGAGATCGGAATGAAAGTATTGCCAGAGATTTTGGTTGAGGTATTGCCTGGAATCCTTGATGATTTTGGCTTAATGCTGATTGATGTTCTGGTATCCTTACCCCGTTTATTCGCTGAATCTATGACTTCGGCATTGCGAGACGCCTTGCCAAGTGTTTTTGGAGACCCAACGAAAAATAAGAGCGGGGATGATGTTGAGCCATCAGGTGGTTTTAAGGGATGGGCGACATTGATCAATATGCTTGCTGATGCAATTAAATCGAGAGAATCGGGTGGGCGGATCCCCTTCGCTGAATCGGGTTTGAGATTTACGGGTCAATCATCCGGGCTCGCTGTTCTCCATCCGGGGGAATTCGTGGTTCCCAGAACAGGCCAGGCAGGGCAAGAGGTACAGCGGGATCTCAGTTCTCAATCTGGGGGCGGTGGGATAACTATCAACGTTTCGGGAACCATAGTCGAATCCAATGCTGTTGATGAATTGGTCAGAAGGATCGAGAATCGCTTTTTGGCTTTTGGTGGTGGATCCTCTCCGCTGTTCGGGGGTACTTGATGAGCGCGAAATTCTGGTTTTATCCCCAGCCTGATGGTCGCAGATTGGTCGAGATTGATCTTGGTGAGGATTTGGGTGAACTGTTTTCTGATTGGGACATTGATGCGGTGGATGGTCGATCAATGGATGGAGGGATCTTTCGATCTGTTGGGCGTGGAAACGAAATGGTAACCATTCAGCGGGA